AATCTGTACTATCCTTAATGTCACCGTATCTAATGATGTCCCAATATCCAATCCACTCAGGGCCTTGGTCATTATTAATGTCATGCAAAGGTTTTGTAGTATCCCACATCATGCGAGTGGGGTGTGGAGTAAAAAACTGAATACCTTCCTTCTCGATGTAACTCTTTAACTCCTCATCTCCGGTCATGGTATTTCTTTCATACCGCCATTGGACTTTTCTTGTCCATGCTTCAGATGGAAATGCCACCGAATGACCATACATAAACATCTGCCGAATGATTTGCTCCCACTGATGGCGGTAACCAAACTGGTCAGTCATCATTTCTACACGCTGAGACAATACATCAGCCCGTAGTTTATCTTCTATATTCGTGCTTCTTGGTTCATACTTAAAGTATGGAAATAAGTTACTAAACCTACTTACTTGTGCAGCCACTCTACGAGTAACATAAGAGCGGATAAGGTTTACGCTTACCTCATAAAGTCGGAGTGTATCTATCTTCTTGAGATTACCCTCTTCATCGTAATCACAAAACTGCTCCCCCATCCCCATGCTCTCGAGTTTATCCGAGCATTGCTCAATATTGATTTTTCCTTGGGCGTACTGAAGTAAAGGAATGGTTGCTTTATTTATTGGTAAATCATCCCACGCAACATCGACTGACATGTACAGCTTGGAGTTTCTCGCACCAAACTGAATTCCCTCAAGGATACGAGACTGTATCTTATCTTGAAAAGCTTCACGCACCTCGGCATCCTTGCCCTTTTTGGCGGTGAATATCTCTCTCAGCCTTGCCTGTGTGCACCCATGTTGCTCAAGTATTTTCCTGCTTACCATCGAAACTAAATATGTTGGTTATGACATCCTTCGTGAAGTCCTTCATGAAGCGTGCCTCTATAATTGTAAGGAGTATGCATACTGGGCCCCCAAGAGGCTTTGTTGACTTTATATGCTCCCTCCACCATCCGTGTTGTACCCCAAGCAGGCTCCCCAGCTCCCCAACCGAAATTCGCAAAAATGCACATAGCCTTTCTATCCTTTCTGCTGTCCACCGTTCCCGTATTCTGAGTTTTGCATAATGTGCATCAATTACAAGCGATGCCGCAGTATTACTCGAAAGATTAGGATTCTTCAGTCTCCCCTTCTGCCGTATCCTCTTGTGCCGAATCGTCTTCTTCATCTTCGTAGTCGTCGTCTTCGTCATCAGTCTCCTTTGGTGAAATGCTATAGACTTCATCCAATGGTGCGGATAGTCGGTTTTCAGAAAGTTCCCCTACTTTGAAGCAAGCATGTACTTTAATTAAGTCTCCGGGCGATATTCCATCAAAGTCCTCTAGTAGGTCGGGATTATTCTTTAAATCTATGCTTAATATACTCTCCATAATTGTAACTTACGATTTCCAGTAACTAAAATCAAGAACCAATATCTATTATTTCCGATGTCTCCTCTTGAGCGGTTATCCTCATGTTTGCATCTTGGTAAAGCAGTACATAACTCATTGCGTCAAATGCGTGTACATAGACGCTTCTTTTTGGCTTGTACGCCAAATTAGGGTCATAGGTTTTGCCCTGCTTTTCAGATATTAAATTGTTAAACATTTTTTTAATATTTACGCATTGTGCAGAAATTAGAAGAGCATCCTCTTGGAGCTTTGCGATTGTTAGCCTAACCCTATTCTCAACACTACCTGGGAACTTTGGGCACGCACGCATGCGAATTGGATTAATATTAAATGTATCTGCTTTATCTCTAGAAATCTCTTCTATGTCCTTTACATCGTAAGAGCCCGTTTTTGCTCTAAATTGATTAAAGGCAGAGTTATCCGAGATATGGATATATTTAAATTCATACCCGCACTTACGATTCCAATATGCCATCTTTCGCATGACGAGCGGAACCAATGTGGTGTAGGGTAACTTTTGGTTTATTGTTACCAGTTCATCAAACACTATCCACGGTGCATTAGGTGCACCAACTACATTTTGCATGAAGATAACTGCGTTGTTTACTGAACCAGGGTCCCATCCGCATATTATCGGATATTTTGTAGATGGTATTAGTCCTTTCTTGGAATCTCCCTTAAGATGTAAGGCTTTATTGAAGTAAGCTTTAAAGATTGCATTTCCTGCAGGGCGGTCAACCCATTCACCCCTAACCATTCGGGCTTCTTCAATAGGGTCGGACTTAACTGCCTCCTGAATACGGTCATAGTACCCATCAGGGAGATTCTTAAGGTTTTCTTCTATCTTTACATGGTAGACTGAGTAGTCCTCATTCCAGTTTCCATCATCATCATAAGGTTCTTCAAAAAACCTCTTATACACCCAATGCTCGGGACCATCAGGATTGCATGCCGCGAGATACTGTTGTGGACCATGGATGCCTTGCCTTCTGCCTAATTGCTGGACTACTGCATTAAAGTAATCATCCGTATCCAAATTGGTGAGCTCGTCTACAAATACTAAACTAGGCTCAAATCCTTTAATTCTATCTTTAATAAAAGAACCGTATGGGACCGAGATTAAACAGACCCTAGAAAATCCACCAAACCTGTTCTTTATGTCCATGTACAAATTCTTTTGGGTATCCTGCCTTTCCTCTGTATGCTCCAGGTCAATTCCATCGACCCATTCGGGGAGTATCTCCACTTGTAGCTTATGCCAGACACCACCCATAGTCGCCTGTGACCTGACACCAACAATTATTAAAGCGAGTGCGTTAAAATTTTCATAACAGTGTCGAACCAATTTATGACCTCCAAGTGAGTAAGTTTTTCCGGAACCCCGTTCACCATAAGCGAGTATATAATTCGACCCATCATCAAATATCTTGCGCTGAGTAGGAGATAGGCTTGGAAGCCATGGCTCTGACTCAGGAAGATTCTCCTCAGTACTGTCTTCAAGCTGCTCAAGTACTGACTTGCTGTTTATCTTCTTCAATTTTCTTTAGCTCCTTTAGAGGCATAAATCCTGGTTTCTTCTTTCTCTTCTTCTCGCTCTTTTCAGTCAGCTTAAGCATTGTCTCCAGTCCTTTTAGCATTCTGTCAAAAAACTTTCCTTGTTGCTCGCAAGCAGCCAACATAAGCCTAGTCTTCAGCATTCTCTCCTCTGTGTCCATGCCTCCCATTTCGAGTTCTTCTTTTAAGCTTTCTGTAACTTCAAACAAACTCATATTCTGCCTAATGTTTACTTTTTGCGTAATCCGTAAAGCCTCGGCCATAAGTAGACCAACTGAATCATCGAACTCCTTGAATATCTCTAGCTTCTTTATGTTGCTAGGATTATTCAATAGCGACTCTAGGTCTTTATTGAAAACATCTCTAGAGTTCTTGTTTACCGCATCCAATAGTTCTTTGTCCTCTGGGACTTTTGCTTCGATTGGTTGCCTTACCATTAATTCGGTTTCACTAGGCAATGGGTCGTCGACTCCGTTTTTTACCCAAATGGCTCTGAGCTGGGGCTCCCTATAAACTCGCTCCCTTATGCTTCGTGCCGTTGTCCCAAAATGTTCTGCTGTTTTTTGGTAGTCGCCATCATTTTCCTTCAACGCTTTAGCGAGAAGGTCTAATCTAATTGTTGGTGTTCGCGGCACGGAGTATTGCAATTAAGGGTTTAAATGTATTACTCCAGTACGGACTCACCTTGAGATAAGTATACCTTGGACTTGTGCGATTGTACGCCATTGCCCGATTCCTGTCGTAACAATTAAATGGGTCGAAGCCACAACCCGAACAAAATCTTTCTGCATCTCCTATGGGTATTGAATCCCACGAAGTCTGCTTACTAATGTGCTTTACCACATTTAGTGGAAGCTCTGCGTTTACAGCTATCTCCTCGTCGCTAACAGCACGCACATGCTTGGTTGCGACCGATTTCTTCGCTAATAATCGAACTAATACTGGAGGGAATTTTTCAAGTATCCTCCACGGATTCCTTTTTTTGCCATCTATTGATTTCATTACGGACCTTTTGCATGTCGCCCCATTTGGTCTGTGTATTACCAAGGGCTACTTTTTGTTTTGTTCCTGCTTTGTGTCCGCAGAGCAACCAGTTGTCGAAATATTCCTCCAGAATAGGTCGAATCCTCTCATAAGCGTCAAACGCTTGAATTTCATCTTCGCTTGCCATTTTTTAAAACTAAAAACCAAATTACTTAAAATCAATTACGACTTATTCATATTACCGTATGTCAGACACCCGTCAGACAAATGCCTCGCGTACGCGCGCGTGTCATACCGTATCTCTAAAGAGATACTATAATATATATGTGTACGTCAGACATGAATGTCCGACCTACACTTGATAGAAAAATATTTTTCAGCCTCGGTTTTTGGGATTCTCGGATTCTTGTAATATTTCTTGAAGGTGTCATAATTTGCGTGACCCATGGAATGCATTGTCCACTCAAGTCCTTTTAGCCAATACCCATAAGTCCCAAAACTATGCCTTGCTCCATCAGCAGGGTATTTGAATCCAAGCTTCTCGGCACATCTCCTGCGATTTAGTCTAAGAGCATTCCAAGAGGACAGTATATGTCCTTTTCCGTCCTTTGGTATCCAAGACCATATATTCTCAGGCAAACCTTCGATAAGACGCTTTGGTGTCTTGGAGGCAGGGACATCTATCCATTTGCCATGGGTGATATGTTCATACTTCAATTTCTCCATCTCACCTTGTGGTCTAAGACCAGCAAATAGCATTATTGCCATGGGTGTTCTGTATTTTGGATTTAATTCTGCAAGTAAGGCCTTTGCCTGCTCAACCGTAAGAACCCCTATTTCTCTATCCTTCGGCTTCACTCGGATAGTCTTGATTTTCCATTCTTTCTTTTTGCAGTAGCCCACAGAACCACACCAATTAAGAAATATAACAAACGCATTTTTGTAAGTGAATTTACTGCTTTGCGTAGTCCATGATGCTTGCTGAGAAACCTTCCTTGTTAAAAAAGATTCATCTAAGTCATCTATCTTCTCATCACCAAGCTCCCACTTTAATAACCAGGACAATCTATTCTCTAACTGCTGAAGCTTACCATCCGGATACCTCTCAGCATAATCCTTTAGGTAAAGTTCAATGCCTTGCTTGACCAATGTGTCAGCTCCATTTGGTTCTTCGCTTAAAGAAAGTATCCATTCATTGACATCAAAGCGCTTTGCTATCTTGAAATCCTCAAAGAATTTCCGTCTGCGTTTTCCTTTGTAATTTATCTCTACGCACCAACAGGCAGGGCGGTTGTTTTTCTTTCTGTTTTTATCTAAGTAAATTCTCATGGTGACAAATTTGGTGACAAATGAACCCCTATTTTGG